ATAGGCCTTTATTCTTTGTAAAATCATAGACTAAATGCTAAAAGTTTAAATTTAAATAGATTATTTTCTCTCTTTTATTTGGAAGCAATTAGATTATTTTCTATCTTTGCACCCGTAATCAATTTTATCACATTGTTACACCTTAGTATAAATTGTGTAAAGTTATTAAAAACCGCCGATACGGCAAAACCGTTGAGGCTAAAAAAAGGAGGAAGAAAAAAATGAATGTTTTAGGTTTGGAGATTAAAGAGCGAAAGCTCAAGAGAGAGGAAGCGCTACTTCTGCTGGCCAGTGCCCTGATGTTCGAGGATACCTTGGAGGAACGGGAGTACTACAAGAACGGAACGTTTACCCTTACGCAGCAAGACATGGCAGCGGCACTTTTCGTCTTCGGAAGGAAGGTGATGGCCCTTTACGCCTCTGGTTCGCTGGACAAGACTGTCGCGGAACCGTTCATCGCAAAAGGGGATCTCTTCATCGCCGAAATGAAAGCCGCAGGAGTGGACATGGACGAGCTTCTGAAGGACTGCGAACAGGAAGACGAATCATATAAAGAGGAGGAGGAGAAATGGAAATAGCAGGAAAGTATTTCTGGGAGCGCAAGCTCACAAGGGAGGAGACAATACTGACGGCAGCCGTCGCCGCGATAGAAAGCCCTTTGATAAGGGAATATCTAAGCAAGACCATAAGGCAGGATCTGCCCGCAGACAAGACGTTCACCATACTCGCCTATATGGGTCGAAAAATAATAAGCCTACTCGGCAGCACGGACGACGACGACATCATGAGGCGTATCCGCAAGAACGAAGAGAATATAACGGACGGTCTCTCGGCTTCGGGTATAAACGTCCCGAAACTGCTTGAGGAATACGAATACGAGGACGGAAAGGAGGAGGAGTATGGCGACGATAATCAACACTGAGACGGGCGACAAGGTACGCATAGAGCATAGCGTGAAGCTGTGCGACTGCACGCCGACGACGCTGATGATATACAAGCCGGAGCTGACGACGCGGTTCATCCGCATCTGGAAGCCCTACATAAGGACGATGCAGCGCTGCGTGTTCGGCGGCATGGTGAAGATATATCTCCGTCATCCGTTCGCGGTGAAGGAGAAGACCGGCAGAAAGGGGAAGCTCGACTACGTGTCCCTCGACTGACAGAGAGTGTAAACACAATCATAGATAAATGACAGAGAGAAAAGTGAACGAATACGGCGTGGTGATAGAATCGCGCATCAACCTTCCCGCAACGCTGTCTCTTCTCAAGCCGGGTGAGACCCGCGAGTTCAAGCGCGAGGCACTCGGCAGGGAGACGGCGGTAAGGAACGCCATCAGCCGCCTTAACATCAAGGCGGGTCGCAGGGAGTTCACGGTGGACTTCCTGGATAACGGCGCGGGATACGTGATAAGGCGTATGAGCAGCGGACCGTCGCAGCAGCCGTAACAAAAAACAAGGAGGAAAGTATTATGAAGAAGATAATGAAATACGTGGACAGAACGATGGACATCGTGGAGGACATCGTGGAAATGATAGGCTGGGCAGTGGTAGGAGCAGTGGCGTTCTTCGCCCTGGAAGTGCTGCGCTATTAACGCTGAGGCTATGGAAAGGACAAGGACAGCGACAGCGCGTCAGCCTCTGACGAGGCGAGAGGCGCGGATGATAGCAGAGGAGGTGGTGAAGCTGCTTGAGGCAAAAGGCACGCGGAACCCTCCTGAGGAATATATCGACGCGAAGCAGGCCGCGGAGTTCTTGGGCTGCTCTGTATCGTATATCTATCACAATATGGACAAGATACCCTACACAAGCGTAGGAGGCGGGCGCAGGAAGATGTTCCTGAAGAGCAAGCTCGCCCAGTACGCCAACAGGACAGAGTGGATGTAGTAGATTATATAGTAATTATAAGTTTTCATTTTTTAGAGAATTAGGTAAGTTTGAAGAATTCATCGCAACAGCGGCGCAGGCGTACGCCGGAAAGACCGCCGGACATTCCGGTTACAGTTTTTCATTTTTTATGGAGTCATTATTAGATTAGCATTCATATCTATATTCGGAGTGATACCGACGGTCGCTTTTTTCATCTTTTAAAACAAGCACATGCGTCTCCTGCGAAGGCCGCGCATTTTAAACGCGAATCTTTGACATGATGTGACAGCGTCATCCGGACAAGGGGTCCGGGGAGACAACGACAATATAACGTTCCGGGCGGAGGCGTCCGCCGGAATGCCAACTTGTTTTATTCATACGAGTATTTTGGTACTGTTTGTAAATTAATATTTTGAAAGTCTTACAGTGTCGTCAGCGGTCCGTGAGGATGCAGGGCGGTGCAAATTGACAGATAAAAGCGAATTTGAAAATTTTGAGGTTTAAAGGTTTTTTGACCACAGATTTAAATGATTTTGTTGAGGCTTCCGTCCGCGAGGATAGGAGCCTTTATCGTTTCTTCCCGATTCGGCAGACCGGGACGCTGGCTATCATACAACATATATGGACAAAAATATCAGTTATGACAGAAAGAACAGATACAGCCCGCGTCACAAGACGCAGGGGACGTCCCCGGAAGGGAATGAGGACGGCGGCAATCTCGCCCGACGTCTTCGACACGGTGCCGATGATGCGCCTCGCAGGGCGTTACGGCACGAAAGGCATGGCAGCCGCCGTTGTGGTGGTATGCGCAATCTCCGCCGCCGGCTACTGCCTGGAGTGGACGGAGAGGGAGAAATGGCTGACGCTGCGACGTCTGCCCGACATGACGGTGGAGGAGCTGGACGAGGTGGTGAAGGCCATGGCGCTGGAGGGCATCCTCGACGAAAGCACCTATGTACGACACGGAGTGCTGACAAGCCGTGACATTCAGGACCACTACTTCTCCGGACGCTGCGCCGATGCTGCCCTACCCTACATCATCAGCGATGAGGCCGACACCGACGTCCTTCACGCCCATCAGCAGGAAGAGACAGCCTCACGGACGGAAGCGAGGGAGGACGTAAGAGTGACGGGAATAACGGCATATACACCCGAAAGGACCGTATATTACTACGGTGATATGGCAATATCCTACAATAAAGACGGATTAAACGCCGAAAAATACGGTATTTACGCCGAAAAATACGCAGACAAAGAAACAGAAAGAAAAAAAGACAAAGAAGAAAACACCCCCGCTCCCCCTAAAGAAGAAAAAGAAATAAAGAAAGAAAAAGAAACCGCAGCATTTGTGCCAAATGCTGTGTCGGCTCGCCCTTCGGACGAATCCGACGCGGCACGAAGCGCGGAAGTTTCGGAGTCTGACGGAAGGGCGGAAAGAAGGGCGGAGACGAAGAGCAGGGAGCCTGAAGTCAACTACTCCGTGGTACGCACATCCTGGAACATGATGATGGACGGCAAAGGTATTCCTAAGCTCAGGTCCGAGATAAAGGGACAGCGCAAGCGGATGTTTGCGGCACGCGTCAGGGAACACGGCAAGAACACCGTGTGGCAGGTAATGCGGTCTGCGGCAGCAAGCTCCTATCTCAACGGAGGCGGTGCGAAGGGATGGACGGCCACATTCGACTGGCTTTTCCGTCCTACGAACTTCCAGAAGGTGCTCGACGGACACTACGACAACGGACGTACAATGAGGATGAGACGCTCCGTGGTGCTCGGATCTGCGGGTGTAAGGGCGTAATGAAGGGCGTATCATGGCTATAAAATACCGGCTTATGGTGTTTCGCGGCGGCAGGAAGGCTATATCAGCCGGTCTGCCTGACTACAGCGAATACGAGGCGGCCTTCGACAAGAAGCGCAACCTCTCGACGGACGACATCACGGGCATAAGGGAGATAGACATCCCTACCGGAACGACGAGGGCGCAGGACGAGCTCGTAAGGATGGTGCGGGACGTACGCTACCGGGAACGGCAGCTCACGGCGCGTCATCGTGACCGCAGCGCCCGGCTTGAACTGCTTGAGGACAGACTGAAGGAGCGTATGGACACCCTGAACGACCTTATGAAGGACAAGGGAGAAGGATGGCAGCCACGCGACCGCCGCTACTACGAGTTCTATATGCTCATAAGAGGCTGGCTGCTGTGGAAAGACACGATACGTCAGGCCCGCCGGTTCATCGTCCGAGCCCATGACAATCTCTTCCCCGAAGAGCTGATGCCTGTCAGAAAAGAAGACATCGACGCTATGGTGGAAGGAAAGGCGGACTGCGAGGCGAAGATAGACGCCTTCATCAGAGAGTACGACCGGGCTGCCATCATAGCGGGACAGCAACAAAGTGAACAAAACGAAACAAAGTGAACAAAACGCAATAAAATCAACAATTATGGAAAAAGAAACAACAAACGCCCCTCAGCAGGGAGGAAACATCATGGGACGCCAGTATTTCACCGACGGCCTTACGGAGAGCGAGATGAAAGAGTGGGTGGAAATCCGTAACAAGTTTGACGAGGTCAGACTGCAGAACAGCATCGAGAAGGCGCAGAAGCTTGACGCCATCGACTGCGCACACCGTGGAAAGGTCAGAGGCATAGAGGAAGTGTTCCAGGAGCACAAGAGACAGTACAAGGAAGATCTGGGCTTTGCCGAAGAAGCGCACATCAAGGAGGTGCGCTTTTGGAAGGTGAAGTACATGGAGAGAAACGCCAAGCTGGAGGTGGAGCGCCAGCGCGAGTACGCGAAGTTCCGCAACGCCGTAGCCCGCCGTCGCGCAGAAGAGGCAGAACGTAACAACAGGAAGACAGACGGACAATGAAGGACATAGAAACAATACTGCAAACGACGTCAGACGTCAAGAAATGTATGGCAGAACAGAACTTTGTGCCGATGCTGCCATCATCCTCCGTGATTGTGAGGACCACCGTGACGCGTACCACCGGACGCACATTCTTATGGCTGAGGCTTCCTGACAAGTACAAGACAGAGACAACGCTTAGATGGAAGGACGGCTTGGAATGCCGTCTCGACAGGCTGACCTTCGACTCGAAGAAGCGCGTCATGGAGGAAATGCAGAAGCAGCAGGAGTACGTGAAGAAGCGTATCGCGGAGATAAAGAAGAAAGCGAGGCGCCAATGATGGCAAGCCGTTATGAAAATTCGCCCATGCTGAGGCAGCATTACATGAAAGCCGTGGCAGACTCTGTAGGACACAGAAACTTCCTTGCCCTTGCAGAGAACAGGACAGACGAGGTGGTCAGAACCTTAGAGAAGCTCAACGGCCTGTACTTCATCACCGTCTCCTCGCTGCACAGCGTGGCTCAGGCTACGATGGTGGACGCCATGTCCCAGATGCGCGGCACAAAGTACTTCCGTCATCGTACCAAGCAGCTGGCAAAGGAGGCGATGAAGAAGTACGACGAGTGGGAGAAGCACATGCGAGAGAAGCTCAAGGACCGCTATCAGTACTGGCTCGACCTTTCCGACATGGTGTATGAGCAGGTGCAGGACGACATCGGGACGCTGAGGCTGAAGGTGAAGAAGGTGCTGGAGGTGAACAACGAGAAGGACTGCGAGCTCAAGTCGTACGTTCTCTGCTCCATGCTGATGACAGACGTGGCAGCGTCAGCTCTTGGAAGGTTCACGTCAGAGGTAAGGGAAAGGACCGGCATAAACATAGAGCCGTTGTATCCGGAGCAGACAGCGTCATTCAAGCCGATACACCGTCTGTGGGCTGAGGCTTGCGGACCTATGCTGAACAGCGAGAACGACGAAGAAGTCAATCTGAACAACATCCCGGAGGTGGACGCTGCCATCAAGGTAATCCAGAAGAAGATCTACAATCCGGAGATCTACAACAAGGCGGGCGAGTACTGTCTGAAGCTCAATCTTTCCGAGGATCTGCAAGACAAGATAAGGAGTCTCGAACCTGACGCTCCGGAGTCGGTATTCATCAGCAGCATGGGCGACAAGACGGACAGTAGCGCTGAGGCTGCCCGTGAAACAGAAACCAATAACAACAAGAAAATACTTGACAGGATGAAAATATATTACGAAGCAAAGGCGAAGTACGTAATACACGAGCCTGACGGATCTTCCAAGACTACGGAGAAGATATTCATGGTGGAAGCTGAAACGCTCACCGAAGTGGAGAACATCATAGTTGATACCATGACGGGAGAAGACGTGGACGACCTCCGTATCACGTCCTGCTGCGCAACGAAAATCGCTGAGGCTTGCGGCGACATGGAGTCCGAGGTGTGGTTCAAGGTAAAGGTCACCATTCCGGAAGAAGTAGAAGGCAAGAAAGGGAAACGCGTCAAGCATAATCCTTTCTATTACATCGTCGGTTGCCAGCACGTGAACGACGTGGAAGAGATCGTCTCACGCAGAATGGAGCAGCGCAAGATTGCGGAGTACGAGCTGAAGTCGAGCGCTCTCACCAAGATAACGGAGGTGATAGAGCACAAGAAGTAGCCACGTATGACGGCAGTCTCTAAACATAACGCCGCGCCCGGCACGGAGGAGTGTCGTCTGTGTCGGGATTCGCGGCAATGTATAAACGGAACATTCTGCGTAAGGTATGATACATACGTGGAGTTTAGAATAATAAAACCATGCAGACAATGACAGCGAGCGAAGCGGGAGCACGCGGTGACCAGGTGACGGACGCGCTTTATATAAGAATGTTCGTGGCGCTGCGCTCCCACTGCCCGCGCACGGCAAGAGCCCGCATAAGGGACATAGTGAGACGCAGGGCAAAAATCAACGGCGAGGATCCTCAGGAAGTATACTGTGAGATCCTTGAGAGAATCAACCAAGAATATATAACCATACTAAACCGATTAGATGAAAAGGAACAATGATGAAGACTACCGTAAGATGATACAGTCACGTCACTGGGCTGAACTGCGACGGTACAAGCTGACGCAGAATCCATTGTGTGAGCGCTGCATGGAGGAAGGGCGAACGAGAGCAGCTTCTGAAGTACACCACGTCAAGCCGGTGGAAGACGCCATGACGCAGACCGAAATGCGCCGGCTGATGTTTGACGTGCACAATCTCCGCTCCCTGTGCCATGACTGCCATGTCAAGACACACACGGAAATGGGACGGTCAGGCGCGAAACACAACAAGAGAGTGCAGGCGAAACGTCTGGAACGCTTCAAGGAACGCTTCCTTGACGAAGACAACGAGAGTAAATAACATTAACACGGAGAGACAAGACACAGCGACCTTCACAGGTGCGTCTTCCTATAGACGCGTCCTTCATAGGTGCGTCTTCCTAAGGTGCGTCCTGTGACAGACATGTTGTGACATCAAAACAGCGTCAGAAAGAAAGGGGGAGGGTGTTTTTTAAAAGGGGGTATACCCTTTGTAAACCTCGCCCCGTCCTATTTCCACACGCGTGGAAATAAAAAGTGTCTGGGGGGGGTGTCACAGTATACGCCCAAACTGTCACACTGTGACACCTGTTGTGACACCTGGTTCAGTCTCTCCAAGATAACGGGATTACCATACCGGCAATGGATGACTTGAAAAAATCAATGCTCGAAGCCCTGAACGCTGCCCATGGCAATGTCAGCAAGGCATGTGAACAGGCAGGAGTGGAAAGAAGGCTGTACTACCGTTGGCGACGGCGTGACCCGGAGTTTGCTGCCGAGGCAGACAGTATCAGGGACGAAATGACCGACGCCGCCGAGGAAAAGCTGATGGAGCGCATCAAGGCAGGAGACACACAGGCCATCACCTTCTACCTGAAGACCCGCGGAAAGAGCCGTGGCTACAGCACCACGATGATTCGTGCCGGCGAAACGTCAGCGGACGGTACTGTAGCTTCCGTAGGCTGCCTCCAGATGGACGAGGAAGAACGGAAGAAGACGGAGAAGAAGGACAGGGAATGCGTGAGCCGGAAGAAGAAGGCGGTGAAGAACAAGAAGGACTATCTGGTGAAGCTGCTCAAGAAGCAGGGCAAGTACAGCCCGGAAATGTCCGTACAGGCACAGATAGCCGCCCGTCTGCTTGTGAGGTGCGACGAGCTGGAAGACGAGATATTCAAGGCGTCACACGCAGCCGTCAAGACGGAATACTCCCGTGAAGGCAACGAACGTCAGGTGGTGGCATCGTCAGAAAAGCTGTACATGACATACATGACCTACGCCCAGCGTGCCCTGCGTGCACTCGGCATGAACACGGACGGAAAGGAAGTGAAAGCTAACGGAGGCGACGGTCTGGACAACTTCCTCAAGGCTTTCGGCGAGGACGAATAAGGGCCGGCAGCGACCGGCGAAACAAAATTCTTTGAATGACTGAGACAGAAAAGCAACATTATCGGGATCTGAAAGAGGACGCCGTAAGAGACCTGCAGCGGATGAAGCCGGAATACACCGGCTCGTTCGGCTATGCCCTTGCCGATACGGACAAGAGACTGCTGTGGTACGTGGAAGACGTCACGAACAATCCGGAGCAACACAACCTTTACGAGGTGCTTGCTGTAAGAAGATTCTTCCGGATGCTCGGGCGTTATGAATGGAAGGCGAAGAGAGTGAAGAAGTTCTTCCGGTTCTACGAGATGCTGCGCTTCAACGGACGCAGCGGGCGAACACGCTACAAGCTTACGCCGGTGCAATGTTTCCAGTTTGCGAACATCTTCGGATTCGTTGACAAGGAAGGACGACGGCTGACACGTCAGGTATACATATTCGTGCCCCGTAAGTTCTCGAAGACCACCAGTGCCGCCTCACTTGCCGTATACGACATGTTGTTCGGCGACAACAACGCACAGGCTTATGTCGGCGCCAACTCCTACGAACAGGCGAAGATCTGCTTTGACGAGATACGTGCCATCATGCGCGACATCGATCCGCGAGAGACCAGCTTCCGCGTGAACCGCGAGAAGATTACGTTCCGTAAGGCTGGCCGCGACGCCTTCATCCGCTGTCTGACGGCAAACGCAAAGACGCAGGACGGTCTGTTCGCCTCGCTGGTGATAATGGACGAGTATTCGCAGGCACGCAACACGGCATCGAAGAACGGAGCCGACCTGAAGAACACTCTCACCTCGTCAATGGGTCCGCGGCGCGAACCTCTGACGGTGGTCATTACGACGGCAAGCGAAGTGGTGGACGGCCCGTTCGCTCATGAACTGGAAGGCGTGAAGAGCATTCTGAGGGAGGAGACGCAGAACGACCGCGTGTTCGCCTCGCTGTTCATGCCGGACGTGGACGACGCGGAAGACTCTCCGCTGACATGGCGCAAGGTGCAGCCTCATTTGGGCATAACGGTGCAGCCTGACTACTACGAGGAGGAATACCGGAACGCGCTTATGTCAGCCGAGAACATGATGATCTTCAGAACGAAGCTTCTGAACGTCTTCTCCACCAACGAGCAGAAGACGTGGTTCACGTACGAGAAGGCGGCAAGCCTGTGCTCCGGATTCGACATTGACGGCGTCAGGAGTGGTCTGGACTGTGCCGTCGCATTCGACCTCTCCGTCCATGACGACTTCTCTGCGGTGTCGTACACGGTGTATTCTCCGGAAACGAAGAGATTCTACAGTCATACGGAATACTACTTCCCAGAAGGAGCACTCCGGGGACATCCGAATGAGCAGCTCTACCGGACGTGGCACGAGCAGGGCTACCTGAAGTTCTGTGCCGGAGACTGCATTGACGTGAGAATGATAGCGGACGACATACAGCGCCGGGCGAAGACGCTGCGCATTATCCGTATCGGCTACGACGCATACAAGAGCCGCGACCTCGTAAACATTCTGTCCTCGGTTGGAGCCAAGCACGTGCTCATGCCGTTCTCCCAGACGTACGGATCGTTCAACCTTCCGGTCGAGTCGTTTGAGATGATGGCATGGGCAGACCCTCCGCAGATTGTCCTGGACGCAAATCCCATAAACGCCTACTGCCTCTCCAACTGTGCAATCGATACGGACAGGCTGGAGAACAAAAAGCCGCTGAAGCTGTCACAATACAGAAAGATAGACGGCACCATCACAATGCTGATGACCATCGGCCTGATGATGTCGTACGAGAGATAACAAAAACAAGAAACAGAAAATCATTATGAAAAAGGAAGACTGCTGCAGAATATTCAAAGTGGAGGACATAATGGACCTTCCGCAGGCTGTCATGGACATTGTCATGGGCGACAAGAAACGGCGCGATGCCATCTACAAAGAGCTGCTCGACATTAACGGGTATGACATGAGCTACGACTGGTTCAGGCAGATGTACGAGGAGGAATTCGCGCAGCGCAAGAAACAGAAGCAGGACTTCACTCCTGTGGAGGTGTCGGAGATAGTGGCCAAGCTGGCTTTGCCCACAACCGGAACCATACACGAGCCGACAGCCGGCACGGGTGGTCTTATCATAAGCGCATGGTGGGAACAGTGCAAGCGTGTCATTCCGTGGGAGTATTTCCCGTCACGGAATATGATAACCGTCTGGGAACTGTCCGACCGCGCCATTCCGCTACTGCTGCTTAATCTCAGCATACGCGGCGTTATGGGGTATGTCTATCATGGCGACGTGCTTGAGCGCACGGTCAAGGCCCGCTATATATTGCTTAACAAAAATGACGACGCTCTCGGGTTCAGTGATGTTGTTATCGCCAAGCCTGGAGACCGTATTGTAGAACAATAAAAGAAAAAAGGAGGAAGTAAAATATATGACATTCTTTGAAGTTTTCGACAAGTGGCTGGAGGAGCATAAGGCGGAGGTGAAAGATACTACATTCGCCAAATACAGGTTTGACCGCAATGCTTTCGCAAAGGTCATCGATGCAGATACGGATATATGCTCTCTTGACGAGATTAAGATGAAAGGTGTTTTTGAGACATTTTGCGAGCTTCAGATGAGCAGCCATTATAGAACCGATTTACTGATGGTCTTCAGAATGGTAATGCGCTATGCTGACAAAAACTTAGGTATAAGCAATCTGCCGTCAATAGACTGGAAGGTAAAACATGAAAAAGACAGTCGCAAGAACCCGACAAGACAACGTGTCAAGAGGTTTACTATGGATGAGTATGAGCGGATAATAAAGGTATTTGAGAGCAATCCCACTCCTGCCGGACTTGTCATTGTGGTTACGATGTTTACGGGTATACGCATAGGTGAAGCATGTGGTCTGAAGTTCTCCGACTTGGATTTCGACGAGGGAGTCATACACATACAGCGTACATGTGTGTCAATAACTAAAGATGTTCAAAAAATACTCCATCCCAACGAAGCTTATGTTATGTCTCGACAATTGCAGTCTCCCAAGAGTGCCACGTCAGACCGTTATATCCCGATGGTGCCAAGGTTACGTAAGATACTGCAGAACTATGCAAAGATTTACCCGGATGACTATTTCGTCGCTACGCTAAAAGACACACCGACTTGCACAAGGACTCTCAGGATATGGTTTCAGAATATGCTCAAGGCAGCTAAAGTACCATATCTTAAATATCATTGTCTGCGACATACCTTCGCAACTCAGATGATAGAGAAAGGCGTAGACGTAAAGACTGTTTCTTCCATCCTCGGCCATGCCGGGGTTGAGATAACAATGGACACGTACTGCCATCCGTCTGATGAAGTGAAACGTGCAGGAATACAAAAGGCATTCAAGGGAATACTGAAATGGTAAAACAATAAAGAAAAGACATGATAAGAAAGGGATGTATCTACATTGAAGAACAGCGCAATCTCGGCAAGGGCAGAGAACAGAACGGACGCGGAACAAGCGGACGATTGGTTCGTGGCGTCGGTTTTGTCGGTCAGACAAGACGCAGATGGGTGTGCGAGTTCAGCTATCACGGAAAGCGCATACGATTCCGGTCTACCTGTTTCGGAAACGTGGTCGCATGGCGACTTATGATGCAGCATAGGCTAAGCGATTAAACAAATAAAAATCAAAATCAACAAGGATATAAAAGAAAGGAGCAAACGATGGCAACAATATATAGAGACGTTGAAGTAAAGATAGACACGGATGAGATATGGGAAGAAGTGCTTGACGAGCTGTCTACGGAGGAGATTGAGGAATATCTGGAAGAACGACGTAAGCGAAGAACTCCAGTCGTCTGCACATTAGAGGATGCGGAGAGTGGCTTGCTTGACATAGCCCAATTAAGGCTTTCTCCTAACCTGCTGTGCTGCAAGGACAGTGTCAAGAGAACCATCAACGAGATAATGGATGAATTGTGGTCGTAATGGTATCTTGCTATGAAATATGCATCCCCTACGAGGGTAACGAACATCTTGTAGGCACAATAGACAATCATGAACAAAACTAAAGTTATGGAAAATAACGTTGATAATGTTGTGGCTCTTGCAGACGTCTGTGAGGTGTTGCAGGGCAAGAACGTTGACAAGAAGAAGACCAACGACCGTGGAGAAGGGCTGCCTATCGTGGTAGGCGCGTCCGACCTTATACAAGGACGGTTCGTTCCTAAACGATGGTGCAGTGAGAAGCTTAATTATCCGGTCTTCTCAGAAGAGGGTGACATAATAATCTCTGTAGTAGGTACGCTCGGCAAGATAGGGATAAATACTGACGGTCCGGCGATACTGTCAAAGCATGTTTGCGCTTTACGTCCCAAGTCGGGCGTGTCTCGCCAATATCTTATGGCAGTGGTGTCACGTCTATTGCTTGACGCAATACCTGATACTACGGACGAGGTGGTGCTCGGCTTTCAGAGTAAAGTGGATGTCGATGTGTTGAAGACCATACGGTTCACGCTGCCCGAACTACTTGTTCAGGAGTGGCTGGTGTCGCGTCTTACGTCTATAGCCACTATGATACTCGCCTGTAAGGGAAAGAAAGAAGACTTCCTGTCGCGTGACGGAATTATATCTATAATAGAACAGGAACGAAAAGAGTAACGAGCGTATATGCGCAAGCTGTCTGAGAAACTAAGCGAGATCGCCGGCATGCTTGAAAATCTTCCTAAAGACAGCGAGACACTCCAGATGATAGAGGATTATCGCGGCATGTATTCAAGGCTTTTAAAAATTCAATAAAACATAAATTCATGAAAATTGACAATTCTGTAGTGGAAGTGTTGAAGACTTCCGAAATTGACGACTGTCTTCTGCGTCTGCCAGGACAGTTAGACCGTAAGCTTTACGAACGTGTAAGCAAAGTGTTGAAAATGATCGGCGGCAAGTGGTCGAGCTCCAAGAAGGCGTTTGTGTTCAAGGAGGATGTCGGCGACGTCATTACGTCCATCGCTGACACCGGCGAGTACGTTTCAGACCGTCAGGCATTCCAATTCTTCCCCACTCCCAAGGCTCTCGCCCATGAAATCGTGAAGATAGCTGACATACGTGACGGGGAACGTACGCTTGAACCGTCGGCGGGAATGGGCGATATAGCACGCTTCATGCCTTCTCCTGACTGCATAGAACTCGATCCGAGGAACCGGGCTGTACTCGAAAAGGCGGGGTTCCACATCGTTGGTGATGATTTCATGGAATTCGAGCCGTCAGAACCTTACGACGTAATAGTTATGAATCCTCCGTTCTGTAAGAGGCAGGATGCGCGTCATATACTTAAAGCCATATCTATAGCAAGACGCAAGGTAGTCGCTATAGCTTCGGCTGCTGTCCTATGGCGTAACGACGGCCCGTATGAAGAATTACGTAATGTCGTAGGGCAATACGGAGGGTATATGCGAGAGCTGCCCGACAAATCATTCAAGGAATCAGGGACGACAGTAAAGACAGCTCTTGTCGTAGTTGAAAAGGATTATGACAAACAAGAAGAAAGAAATGAAAATTGAATTAACGATTAAACAGGCTGACAACGGAATGGTTGTCGAGACAGGTGAGTATGTGACGGTAATAGAGAACACGCACTCTGCTGAGGAAGGCAGAAAAGACAATCTTGTCCATGAACTCGGACGTATGTTCTTCCAGCATGTCAATTTCGTCATGAATGAAGAGCTGACAAACAAGGTTGAAGTGGAGATAGAGATAAATAAAACCGAATAATATATGAAAAAGATAATGTTCAATGACCGCTACGGCCTCACACAGGCCGTCCTCGAAGGACGAAAACGCAGACGAGAAGAATCGCTTTTAAACGCGATATGGAACCTCTTATGCAAGGTATAACATCGGAATATTTAATCGCAGTCAGGTCTCGGTACAAGCTCGGCGAAACCATAGCCATCGCCCAAAAATACGATGACCTGATAAAGGACGATGAATTTTACCGTCTTTGTGGCATTCACGGAATGCCCTTGGAATGCATCAAATACGAGAAAGGATGCACCAACAAGATGTTCGTCCGTGCTGACCTTATGCCCCATCACATCCGCATCACCCGCATCCGCGTCGAACGTCTGCAAGATATCAGTGTGAAAGACTGCCTGGCAGAAGGTATTTGTCATACAGACATAAAAGGGGCATTATGGGGAGTAGCTCCAATAAAAGGTGAAGGTCCAACAGGAACATGCGAAAACCATTCAGTCTTTGGCCGTGGTCCATGGCATATGTATTCGTCGGTAAGACGAGCTTACGCTGCCTTGATAGACAAAATCAACGGCAAAGGCACATGGCAGTTCAACCCCTACGTCTTCGTCTACGACTTCGAGACAGTCTCCCTCCTAAACATAGAAGTATACTAACATGAAACAATTCATCGCACGTACCGTCTGTGCCATTCTCCTGTTCCCCATCCTTGTCATAATGCTCATAGGTTACATTCCATTCGCCATCTTCAATGGGCTGACAGACAATTTCACTTTCAACGAATACTTCATTTTCGTAGAAAGAATCACGGATTCCCTACTCCTCCCCATCACCCGATGGCAAGATAGAAAGAATCGTTACGAAGAGCTAAAGCGTACATCGGAGTGGTATCGCAAGGAAAACAAAAGGCTCAACGACGAAGGCTGCGACTTCTGCGGCTACGAAGGCGAAAACTTCGAGGCTGCCTTCGACGACATCCAATTCGCCGACGGCGCACCCTTCGGAGTCAAAGTGGAACAATAAAATAAACATTTGTTGAAAAATAATCGCTCACTTCCTTGCATAATCAACAAAAGTTTATTACCTTTGTATTGTGAAAAAACAAATACAATAGCATGGTAAAAAAGAAGAAATCAAAGGAACTTAAAGAAAAGGAAAAAGATTTGATTTTCTATCTTGAGTATTGGAACAAGTTCCCCAGTACTTACAAAAAGATAGCACAAAAAGAAATCGACGAACTGGAAAACGACATCAAGAACGGCTGAAAAAAGAGACTCCCCCGTCACAAGGAAGGAGGAGTCTCTTTAAAGACCTAAAAGATATATTATTATGACAGAGATAAAAGACAGAATCAAAGATCTTGCCGAGCGTAACCGCAAGGCGACAACAGAGGAAGAGCGTGCTGCTGTAGCGGCAGAAATGCAGTCTCTAAGGGATGAGAACGAGAAAGAGTTTACTGAAGCTCTTGAATCGCTCATCGAGACGACATCCAAGGAAGCGGAAGAACTGCGTATGGCAGAACGTCTCGGCGAGATTACGGACATGGTTTCGATGGCGTACATAGCGAAGACATACTTCAAGAAGTCGCGCTCATGGCTTGCGCACAAACTCAACGGCAACACGGTCAACGGAAAGCCTGCCAAGTTCTCCGACGAGGAACTTGAGACCCTGCGTTTTGCCCTCAATGACATTTCAGACAAGCTAAGCTCAATGAGCAAGGCATTGTGATTTGTATTTTGTTTTTTCACACAACAGCCTCCGGTGTATCGAACATCGGAGGCTTTTTCGTCTCTGAAGCCCCTGATTTTACGGATAACAATGTGATAACAATGTTATTTTAACAAGGCTTTAAAATATCATTGTTATGGCTTTGGAGTAATGCGGAATTTCGCTAAATTTGCGTCAGGCAAAACGAATTCTTTTTTAGGTCATAACGATATACTTTACAACTCCGGCGAACCAGAACAGAAATTCTTTCTTCCTCCTCTGGGACGGTGAGCCGGCTTTTTCTTTTTTAAGGCATGAGTCACAAGTGGTGGCAAAATATCAGGAAACTTTTCAAGCGCGACTCTGAAAGCCTGTCTTCCAGCAGCCGCAGAAGACTCGCTACCTCCGGTGACGGAAACATCCTTTTTTCTCCTTATGGTGACGGTTCGGCAATGGCGGTTGCTACTGTCTATCGCTGCGTGAAGCTTCTCGGTGATTCCGTCGCAAGTCTGCGTCTTCAGTATATGCGGCGCAAGAACGGACGCTATACTGAATACACGCAGAGCAATCTCCATTATCTTCTTACAGTGCAACCGCAGCCGGAGATGTCAGCCGTGGCGTTCTGGTCGATGGCTGTGCAGATGATGCTTGTTCTCGGCAATGCCTATATATATCCACGTCGGATAATGGGAGAGATAACGGACCTTGTGCTCTGTTCTCCGCATACGGTGTCGCATGACGCCATTAACGGCAAATACCATATCACTGACAGCTACAACGGCGTGTACGGAACCTTCGACGAGGAAGACATCATACATCTTTATCTCCATACCAGCGATGGACGCAGGGGAGAAAGCGTACTCTCGTATGCCGCGCGTACGATGCAGATAGCAGCATCCGGCGAAAGGGAGACCGGATACCGTTTTCAGAACGGAGGAAACGTGCACGGTATCGTATCGAATGATAATACCGTGACAGGATTCGGCAATGTTCAGGACGACCAGCTTGACAACGCTGCAGAGTCGATGGACGTGAGGTTCCAGTCGGGCGAGAGAATAGTCTCCGTCCCCGGCAACGTCGAGTTCAAGCAGATTTCACTCTCGTCCACCGACATGCAGTTCCTTGAGACGAGAAAATTCACGGTGCGAGAGATATGCCGCTTCTTCGGTGTTCATCCGTCGTTCGTGTTTGACGACACAAGCAATAACTACAAAAGCGCAGAAATGTCAAACGTGGCGTTTCTGAGCAATACCCTTAATCCGATACTCCGACGTATAGAAAGCGAGCTGGAGCGCAAGCTTATCTCAAGAGCGAACTGCTGTCAGGAGAAATTCGTGTTCGACCGCCGCGGCATATACGCAATGGACCTTCAGGCGCTCGCCGACTACCAGAAGAAGACCATCGAAAGCGGCATCTACACCATCAACGACTGGCGGCGCATAGAGAACCAACCCGAAGTGGAAGGCGGCGATACCGTATACGTATCGGCGAATATCAAGCCTCTGGGTTATCAGGATAATGCGGTGTCAGGAGGAGAACAATCAATGCAATAAAAGTATGATAAAGGAAAGAACAATATCAGTAATGTCCGGACTCCATCTGCGTGAAGCGACGGAGGAAGGAAAGGAAAGCCGCACGATCGAGGGTTACGCCCTGAAGTTCGGTGTACGGTCGAAGCTGCTCTGCGAATGGTGGAGAAGCTATTATGAAGTGCTCGAGCCGGGCTGCATCACCATGGACACGCTGAACAAGCAGGACATACGTCTCACCATGTTCCATGACCAGAATATCATCCTCGGAAGAAGCAAGAACGGCAGCGGCACGCTGAACTACGAGGTTGACGAGGTTGGCGTGAAGTTCTGGGCTGAAATGCCCCGTACGGCTGACGGCGACAAGGCTCTGGAGCTGGTGCAGCGCGGTGACATCGACGGATGTTCCTTCATCTATTCAACCGATGAGACTGACTCAGAGAATGCGGTAAGCTATGAACGCACGAAAGAGAAGGACAGCGACGGCGATGACATCCTTATCCGTCACGTGAAGCGAATTGACAACGTGTACGACTTCACCATAACTCCCAATCCTGCCTTCGAACAGACCGACGTCACACGTCGCGAAGTGGAAAGGACAGGGGTGTCGCTTGAGGATGTGCATCCGGTGGATGTGGAGAAGAAGAGCCGGGAACTGAAGGAGCTCCGAGAGGTAATAGACCGCAGGATCGACTGAGCGTACCCGTAAATGGAATCATTTTGTTTAATTTTAATTTAAAGTTTTGTTTTTATGAGTAAGGTAAAATTCAACTTCCGCGAAGCCTACGAGCGTATTGACGCTATCAAGGCTCGTCTCAAGGAGATGGCTGAAGGTCTTGAGAAAGACAAGGCCCGCAGTGAGCTCACCGAAGCGGAGAAGGGAGAAAAGAAGGCTCTCTATCGAGAAATGGACATCCTTGAGATGAAGATCAAGGCCAACACCGAGAACATCGTGGTCATGAAGCGTGAGGACGCAGAGGAAGCGAACCGTCAGATGAGAGAGTTTATTTCCCAGAACAAGCGCTTCGAGCTGAAGATCAGCCGTGCCGTCGCAAGCGACTTCGGCGGCAACACTTCCGGCTACTTCAATCCGGACGCATCGACAAATCCCGGCCCTGTAACCATGGGCGACATCGTGGAGCCTCTTTACGGCAATCTTATTCTGTCCGCCATCGGTTCTCCTTTGCTTACCGGTCTTAAGGGTAACCATCAGTGGCCAGTAGTGGAGGCATTCGAGGCAACCATCAATGACGAGGGCGCCAAGCTTGGCGACACCAAGATTCCCCTCAGTAAGCTCATCGCGAAACCGGAGCGTATCGGCGTGGCGGTTCCTATCACACGCGAGGCTCTCAATGAGACTGCGGATCTTCTTCAGACCGTAGCCACACAGTATATGCCTGTTGCCGTCGCAGCGCTCATGAACAAGATCATGTTTTCGAAGACAAAGGTATCGAACGCCACCAATCTTGTGGGTCCGTTCGTCAATCTCAAGGCAGCAAACAAGATGGAGTATACAGGCGAGATTCCGACATACAAGGAACTTCTCAAACTCAAGGGTCTCGTCCTCGGTTCCGGCATCATGCCCGAGGGTCTGTGCTACGTCATGACCGAGACGGAGAAGGCTCTGCTTGAGGGTTCTCCGAAGTGGGAAGGTTCGAACCAGTCTATCGTGGATGACAACGGCAAGATTGCAGGCGTGCCCGTCTTCTGTTCTCCTTACGTGGCAGAGGGGGATGTTCAGTTCGGTTCGTTCAAGTATGCCCCGCAGGGTATCTTCGGCGAAATGACAATCATCGTGGATCCTTACACTCTCGCCCGCAAGAACTCCATCGACTTCGTGATAAACCTCGACTACGCTCTGACCGTACTGCGTCAGGAGGCGTTCGCGCAGCTCAGCAAGCACGCAGGTTAACCAGGTAAAGACAAAAGGCTGTCATGGCAACAATACCGTTAAGTCTGCTCAAGAAGCATGTCCGCGCCGATGATTTCGACACCGACGACGAGAAGCTGCAGCTCTATCTCGATGCAGCCGAAGAACAGGTGGTTCTGGCAACGAACCGGACCGCCGACGAGCTTATGAAGATGGGCGGTGGAGCCCTTCCTCCGTCCATCGTGCAGGCGGTTATGCTGATGGCCGGCTCGTGGTACGACAACGCGGAAGGAACGCAAGGCGTGCAGCAGCACGAAGTTCCCTTCGGCGTGTCGGCACTGGTGAAACCGTTTGTCAGGATACGCCGTTATAAGGAAGGAGACGAGGAATGAAGGCAGGCAGACTCAAATATAAGCTCATAGTGAGACGCCCTGTAGTGACGGCGAACCGCTTCGGCGAGAAATCGACGGTATGGGAGCGCTGCGCTACGGTCTGGGCGGAACGCCGGAAACTGACCGGCTCGCGGTCTGACGAGGTAGGCGAAGCCTTTGCCGACTATCGGACAGAGTGGAACGTGCGGGACGCCCATCATATTGAAGAAGGCTGGCGTGTGGAACACATGGGCGGGCATCTTTACACCGTCGTCTCCGTCATTCCGAACATTGACAGAGGTTTCAATACCTTGGTCTGTGAGAGAGTAAACGAATAAATATATTAAAGCATGAATCATGGCAAACAACAGAGTCACAGACATAAAGAATCCGTTCAAGGAAGTCTTCGAGGCGCTTGATCTGAAAGAGCAGCGCAAGGCGATGAAGGGTGCTATGAGACGTGAGGGAAACCGGGTGAAGAGAGCAGCCGTAGCCAATCTTTCGTCGTCTCCGGTAGGGTGTTCAAAATCCATAAAAAAAATCTGCACGAAATTGGCAAGGTTTTAGTATGTCTAAAACAGTTGATTTTTAACATTAAAAGCAGTAAAATAACTGTCTAAAAAATTGCATAACTCGTTGATTATTAGTAACTT